GCTGCAGCATTCGCAGGACAAGCTGAAGTCGTCCATGGACGGGCTCACCAAGGCCATGGAGAAGGCGATTGAGCGGGCCTTCGGGAAGAAGGCGGCCGGCGGGATCGTCGGCGCGGCCGCAACGGGTGGCATTCACGGCGGCCTGACCATGGTTGGTGAGCAGGGCTTCGAGCTGCTGAACCTGCCGATCGGGTCGCGGGTGCTGTCGAACCCCGATAGCCGGCGGAGGCTCGCTGCGGCTCAGGCGCCGTGGGCGTCGATGCTCAACAGCCCCCGCCGCGGCCCGTCTTACGGTGCGGCGCCTGCTGCGGACATGCGGCCGATCATCGTGCACCAGACGATCACCTTGGACGGGAAGGTCGTGGCCCGTCAGATCTTCGACCCGCTGCGTGAGGAGATCCGCGGGCGGGGCGGCAACGTTCAGAACACGCTCGGGCAGCCGGGCAGGTAAGGAGACGAAGTGCCCTTCATTACGTGGAATGGTCCAGCGCCGACAACGGCTGCGCAGGCCAGCGTCACGACCGGCACGGCGATCAAGACGATGCTGCAGATTGCCACGCCCGCAGCCCGTCAGATTCAGATCCTGGAGTGGGGGTTCTCCTTGGACGACCCGCCGGGCGCGGACGGTGTGATCGAGTTGCTGCAGACGGACGTCGCGGCAACGGTGACGGCGCACGTGTCGGGCGGGGTGCCGAACCTCGACCCGAACGGCATCGGCACCTCCCTCACCCTGGGTACCTCCGCGACGGGCTACACCGCCACGGCGGAGGGCACGACCACTGCGGCCCGGGTCTTCGACACGGTGTCCCTGTCGTCGGTGTCCGGCGAGTCCGGTCTGCAGTACGTGCGGCAGTTCATGCCAGATGCCCGCCCGATCGTCGCCGTCAGCAAGTTTTTGCGGGTGCGGGCGACGACTCCGACCACAGCGTCCGACATGCGCTGCTGGGTGCTGTTCGCCGAGGTGGGCTGACCGATGCCGTCCATCGCTCCCCTGATCGCGGCGTGGCAGCGCCGCCTCGCCAACCCCCCGGTGCCGGTTGCCGCGTCGGGGGAGACTGGCAGTGGCGCTGCGGTGCAGGTGGAGATGCTGGCGGGCGGGGCGTGGGTGGACATCACTGCCACGTCGTCGGTGATGGTCCGCGACGACAGCGGCAACATCAACATCACGCGCGGCATCCGCGACGAAGGGTCACAGACCGAGCAGGCCACGGCGTCGATGCAGTTGAAAAACCAGGACGGCAACTTCTCGCCCCGCAACCCGTCGGGGATCTACTACGAGCTGATCGGCCGCAACACCCCGTTTCGGATCAGCGTGCCCGACGGCCTCGGCGGCAAGTCCTACCGGGCGCAGGTGGAAGCGTCGCAGTGGGCGCCGTCGTGGGACGTCAGCGGCAACGACGTGTGGACGGACCTGTCCGCGAACGGGATCCTCCGCCGCCTGGCCCAGGGCCCACCGGCTGAGCGATCCGTCATCTACGACGCGATCACAGACCCGCTGTCGTCCAGTGTGGTGGCGTACTGGCCGATGGAGGATGCCTCCGGGGCGACGTCACTGGCGTCGGCGCTCACCTCCGGCTCGCCGATGACGTGGACGGGCACCCCGTCGCTCGCCTCCTACGAGGGGTTCTCCGCGAGCGATCCGCTGCCGGACATCACCAGCGCCACCCTGGCCGGGAGCGTCGCCAAGTACAACGATCCGACAGCCACGCAGGTGCGTTTCCTCGCGCATGTCCCGACGGTCGGCCTGTCGGACGGCAAGGTGCTGTGTGCGTTCGACCAGACCGACTACAGTGCGGGATCAGCCCAGTTCTGGGAGCTGTACTACTCGACGACCACAGCGTCCAACAGTTTGGTGCTCCGCACGTGCGGGTCCGACGGGACCGTCCTCGGCGCCGAGCTGCCGCACACGCTGGACGTCCGCGGCCGCCTCCTCTACATCTCGGTGGAGCTGCAGGAGTCCGGGACCAGCATCACCCGCCAGATCCAGCTGAAGGACGTCACCAGCGGCACCGTCTACAGCGTCAACGACACGGAGACGCTCACGCAGCTGACCCGCGTCACCCGGGTCCAGTTCGGGCCCGCGTCCCGCGCCGTGTCCGGGCCGGCCGGGACCGCATTCTTGCCGGGTGTGGCGGTAGGCCACGCCACGGTGGAGAACGCGGTGACGGCGATCGGCGCGCTCGGCGTGCGCCTCAACCCGATCGGGGAGACAGCGGGCCGGAGGATTCAGCGTCTGTGCGGCGAGGAAGGCATCCCGTTCGACTGGGTGGGCGACCTGGACGACACGGTGGCCATGGGCGCTCAGGGCAAGGCGAATCCGCTGTCGCTGATGCAGGAGTGCGTGCTTGCGGACGGCGGCATGCTATACGAGACCACGAGTGTCCTCGGACTGGGCTACCGCACCCGGGTATCGCTGTACAACCAAGATCCCGCGCTCACGCTGTCGTATCCGGGGAACAACCTCGCCGCCGTTCCTGTACCGGTGGAGGATGACCGGTACGTCGCCAACAAGGTCACTGTCACCGTGGGCGGCGTATCGCAGACCTACGAGGAGACCGACGGCAACCTGTCGACGGAGCTGCCGCCTGCCGGTGTCGGCACGTATGGCACGGATTTGACGCTGAACCTGGCTGGCACGGAAGCGGCAACACTGCTGGACCAGGCCGCTTGGCGGGTCCGTCTCGGCACCGTGGATGAGGCGCGGCATCCGCAGATCTCTGTGAACTTGGCTCACACGAGCATCACGCCGGATATGCGGCGGGCGATCCTCGCCCTGCGGATCGGTGACCGCGTGCAGATCACGGGCCCGCCGAGCTGGTTGCCGCCCGACACGATCGACCAATTGGTTCTCGGGTTCGACGAGAGCATCACCCGGTTCGAGCACCGGCTGACGTTCAACTGCCAGCCTGCTTCCCCGTACTCGACGGTCGGCTACCTCGACTCCGCTGCCGCCCGGCTCGACACGGACGACTCGGTGCTGCTGTCTGACGTCACCTCCGGCGCCACATCGATCGACGTCGCCCCGGTGGACGATCTGACGATGCTGTGGACCACCGACTCGGCGGAGTTCCCGTTCGACATTCGGGTCGGGGGCGAGGTCATGCGTGCCACGGCGTGCACGCCGAAAATCTCCGACGCGTTCACGCGGGTCACCGCATCCGGGTGGGGCACCGCGGACACGGGACAGGCGTGGTCGACCAGTGGCGGGTCAGCGTCCGACTACTCGACGTCGGGGACGCAGGGCCTGCACTCGGTGGGCTCGGTGAACTCCTCCCGGTACACGCTGGTCGCGGCACCGTCGGCGGATGTGGATCTGCGGGTGGAGGTGGCGACGTCCGCGCTCGCCACCGGTGGCCCGCAGTATGCGCATCTGGCAGCCCGCCATGCGGACGTCAACAACAACTACTGCGCCCGGGTCGCTTTCAACACGGATCAGACGTTGACGTTGGTGTTGCAGCGGCGGGTCGGCGGGTCGCAGGTCGACCTCACCAGCCTCGTAGTGCCGGGCACCCACGCCGCGTCCACGTTCTTTGTGTTGCGGTTCCAGGTGAAGGGTGCCGTGCTGCGCGCCAAGTGCTGGCAGCTGGCGGAGGTCGAGCCGGGCCCGTGGCAGGTGACGGTGACGGACTCGTCGCACTCGGCTCCCGGGCAGGTGGGGGTGCGGTCGACGCTGGACAGTACGAACACCAACGTGCTGCCGGTCGCCTACTCCTACGACGACTTCCAGCTGGTCAACGTGCAGACGATGACCGTGACCCGGTCGATCAACGGAGTCACGAAAGCCCAGACGGCGGGAACGGATATTCGGCTCGCCAATCCCACCTACCTCGCCCTGTAAGGAGACGCTATGGCAGAGGCATACCCGACGCCCCTTGCAGGGCAGCGGCTGACCGCCACCTTGCTGCGCAGCATGCAGCCGCAGGTTGCCCGGAAGACCGCGGACACCAGCATCACCGCCTCGACCAGCGCGACCGCAGACCCGCACCTGCAGTTCAGTGTGGAAGCGAGCGCGGTCTACGTGTGGGAGGGCTGGCTCAAATTTGACGGGGCCACGGGCGGCGACATCCTCGTTGCGGCCTCCGTGCCGTCCGGGAGTCTCGGCGAGTGGGGCGGTCACGGCACCGGTATCACGGTGATCGGTTCGTCGTCCACGCCGACGCTGGAGACGGACACGGTCCGTACTAACGGCTACATGGTGCGCACGGAGTCGAACGACGTCACCCAGTCCCGGACGTATGGCTGCCTGGGTGTCGGGAACGCGCTGACGGCGTTGATCTTCGGCACGCTGCGGGTGGGGTCGACGGCCGGCACGTATGCGCTGACGTGGGCGCAGGGCTCGTCGAATGCGACGGCGACGACGTTGTACACGGATAGCTGGATCAAGATGCAGCGGATCGCCTGAGGAGGGGCCGTGGCCACGTATGTGATCACCGGGAAGGACGGGTCTGGTGCGCCGCTGGTGTCGGTGAACGTTTCCGGGATCAACCAGGATGCGCCGGTTGTAGCTGAGATTGATGTGGTGAATGCGCTCCGCCAGTACCTGAGTGGTGTTGCCGGGGTGGCGATCGTGACGGCACAGAAGTACGAACAGGTCATAACGAACGTTTAGGAGTGGCCATGGCTACGACGTGCCGCGGCATCGATGTGAGCGCCTACCAGGGCACCCAGGACTGGGCCGCCCGCAAGGCCGAAGGGATCGTGTTCGCCTTCGCCAAAGCCAGCGAGGGGCAGACCAGCCGGGACCCGCGGTTCGCCTCGCACATGCGCGGCATCATCGCCGCGGGCCTCATACCGGGCGCATACCACTTCGCCTGGCCGACCCAGGACCCGGCCCGGGAAGCCGACAACTACATTGCCGCGGTGAAGGACGTCGCGGGCAAGGGCTTCTGCCACTGGCTCGACCTCGAACGGTACAGCGACGGCCGGAACTACGCGGGTAAGAGTGACGCGCAGATCGCCGTGTGGGTGACGACGTGGCTCGCCCGGGTCCGGAATGCGTTCCCCGGGCAGCGGGTCGGTGTGTACACCAGCGCGGACGACATCGCCAAGGGCCACGTCCCGCTTGGGGTGCCGCTGTGGTATCCGGCGTACCCGTGGGGGCCGGCCGCCTACAGCCGTGCAGAGGCCGCGGCGCAGCCGAAGCCGTC